CCACCAAGTAAAAGCTATTAAAAAAATATAATTCATTGGTTAAATTTTAATCAAACTTACGATGAAAATCTAAACACTACTTTAAAAAGTTATTAACAACAAAAAAAGCCACCCGTTAAGATGGCTTAAAAAAGAATCTATTGCAGTTCTTATGGTATGCGTTAGATTACATTTGTTCGCGCAATAAGTATTCGTCTAGTTTTATGGCGGTGTTTAAACTTACGTCGTTTCCTTGTAGAAATTTATCAATCTGGTATTGGTGAAATTTACCCGTCCGTGTTTTTATTTCTGTTACTACTTGGTTACGTGTTTTCGTCTTTAACACTTCCTTTAACTTATTACGTAAGTCTGTGTCGTTTACGTACATATCAAAAAGGGAAGTCGTCGTTATCTACTTTGCTAATTGGTTCTTGTGCTGGTGCTACGTAAGGTTCTGAAAATGAAGCCGACATAAACGACCCGTTTTTACCTTGTTTGACCCATAACGCAACTTCCATTTCTTTACCATTTACGTTTACTTTACCTCTGTAGTCTGGGTGGGTGTCTTTCGTCTTTTTGTCGTTTTTAAAGATAGCACCCGAATTTAACTTGTTTTCCATTGTATTTGTTTTTATTGTTTACGTTTTTTAGTGGGTGTTCGGAATTTCCGATTAACCACTTTATTAGTTACTTAAAATAAACCTTTAAATATCTGTGATACTATTGCAGTTCCGACAAGTGCTATCATTCCTAATACAAGGAACATAACGATTATTGCTAGTGTTTTCTCTTTCATTGTTCTTGTTGTTTAAAGGTTTCGTTGTAGTATTGTTCTGCATCGTGTATATCAATATTAAACTCTCTGCACCCAATATCTACTGCTGTATTTATTATTTGCATTTCTTCATCGCTTTTAGCTTTTTGAATAAGTTTTTCAAAATCTTCCTCTGAAATTGTCCATTTATGTTTCTCTGAAAAACCATTGTAAGGCTCTGCATAGTCATAAAAACTTTCTCTAAATTTTTCTACTGCTGTTTTCATTGTTCTTATTTTAAAATTAATCTCTAAACACTGCAATCAATCTACCTTTATCTTCTACATCATCGTCAACTATTTCAAGTTTTCCGCTAAATACATACCCTGTTGCTTTCAAAAGGCGTTCTAGTATTTCTAACATTTCTTCCATGCTTACGTCATTGTGTGGAACTTCGTATGTTATTTTGTGGTCGTATTGTTCTATTACTATTTTCATCTGATTACATTTACTACTATTAAAGCACCCGCAACATAACCAAAAGCAAGCGCAAAAACCATATAACCCGCAAAAGGCAATCCAAGAAATGGCCCAACAAAAGCAAAGGTAACCATTCCTAAAGCGTTACTTTCTGAGATATAGTGAACGTAAAACGTAGAACATATTTCAATGATTAAGGCACTTAAAAAAATAATAGGATATTTCATTCGTTTTTATTTAGGCATTGTTCTACTTAAATCCTTGATTTTGTATTCGTGTATTTTTCTACAATTATAACACATAAATCCATCACACCCGTTTTCAAAAGAACAAGGATAATCTTCTTTTTCTTGTTGTTTAAGTTTATATTCGTCTTTTAGTCGTTCCAAGTAAAGTACAAAGTCCATAGCTTCTTCTTGTGCGTGTGTAAGCCATTCTAACGTGCTTAAATCGGTTCTTTCAAGTGTTGTGTTGTACTTGGTTATTCCTACTTGACTTCGTTCGTTAAAACGCGCCAAAACGCGTAATACTATTTTATCTTCTATTTGCTGTTTCATATCTTTTCTATTTCTTGTTTAACTTCTTCCCAAAATAAACCCTCGCATTTAAATTGTCTTTTTGCTTCGTTAGCTAAAGTTTCTACTTCTTGAACTATTTTATTTTCAAATTGTATGCACTCATCTACAGCAATTAATGCACATTGTTTGGCGGTAATTTTGTGCCACCATCCATTAAACATTTTATGCGTTTTTATTTTTAGATATTTTAATACTAACTCTTCTGCTTTTTCTTTTGGTGTCATAAGAAATTGATTAAGGTGTTGTAATACTCACGGCATAACTCCACTCGTTCTTTAATTGCTTCTATTACTTTTTCGTCTTTTTCTACTTTGAATACTTTTACGCGTCGGTTATCTGGGATGTGGTCAAAGTTATGGCGTTTCTGTACTTCGTCGCGTAGGTCAATACTTTCTTCTAGTAGGTTAGCGTTCCAGTGTGCGCGTCTTACTTCGTCTTCAACCATGTCTGCGGGTGTATTAACTAAACAATAACAAAGTAAAGACTCTGTTTTGCCAGTAAGTTCTAAATAACCTTGCAATTGGTAGTAATAGTCTTTCGTAGGTATTTCAGTAGCAAAAAACGGAAAGGTAGTAGCGTCCCAAGAACTTTTAACATCTAGTAGAATAGTGTCCGTGTTTACGTCGGGTGTCCCAGTCATCCAATCGTTAGAAAAATGTTCTTCGTTTTTCCAAGTAAAGCCTAAATCTAGAATGTCTGACACTAATTTAATAGCGTCGTCTTCAACTAGTATACCTTTATCAGTGTAACGGCTGTAAAATTGTTTTTTGATTCCGTACTTGTCTTGTATAACTTGTTCTTCTATGTATGTCTTTGCTGTTTGGCTTAACAATTCCCCCTTAGTGCGGGGGTTTGTCATTATCTTACCTATTGCAGAACATCTAATTTTAAAAGTATTCATAGCGCGTTTATTAAATCTGTTTGACCTTCTGTTAATGCGAACTTAGATTCTAGTTCTTCACGTGTGTATTTACCCGCGTGGATAGCTTCGATAGCACTTTGAAAACGTTTAGCGTCTATGGTAGGTAATTTCTTTACTTGTTCGCCACTTGCGTCCGTATCTTTGTCGGTTACTAGTCCTAACATTGAACTGATAGCGTAACGTCTAACGTAAGTAATAGCTGACCCCATAACTTGGAAATCGTTCATACCTTTTAACGCTACGTTTTGAGGGATAGCTGTAGTGCTTTCGATTGTTTCGCCACTTTCCACGTGAAATAAACACGTAACTAAATTAGTGTCGTTAATCAACTGGGTAAATCCTAGTCCGTGTTTTTTTAATAACGGATTGATAACGCTAAAGATTTTAGGCAAGTCCGAATAGGAATATCCGTAACCTTGCGTAGCTTTGTGAATTACTGGTACTTCTTGTTGGAATGTTGCCAACGCTTTAAATAGATTTTTCATGTTAAATTAGTTTTTGTTTATATGCAAATATAACACTTATTTTAATTCTGCACATTTTTTTTTGTAAATATTTATCAATTCTTTTAGTTCGTCTATAGTCCATTTTTTTACTTCGCTTCCGTTTTCTTCTAGCCATTCTACGCGTTCAACTCCTATTTTTTTAATCAAACGTTTTCTGTATTCAATTTGATTGCCAGATAACATAACGTTACACTTGTAACATGAAACCCATACATTATCTTCATGGAATCTAACAGCTGAATGACCGCCAGAACTTAAATAATGTGAAGCGTGTTTGACTCCGTTTATTGGTTTGTCACACGAAATGCAGTTTAAACCAGAATCCCGAAGCCTTACGTACTTGTTAAAAATTGTTTGGGTTTCTTTTAACCAGTCTTGCGTAGTTTTTAGGTCGTTCTTCATTCGTTTTTTCGTCGTTTTCCATTGGTTTACTTTGACTTCTTCGACAAAGGCTTTAATACATTCATCTTTTAAACAAAATTTATGGTTAAAACGGATAGGTTCGAACTTTTCACGGCAATTTTTACACCTCATCTTGACTCAAAATGTAGTTAGACCATTGTTCTGCCATGGCGTTAGCGATTCCATCGAATGTTTTACTTCTTAACGTTCGACGTTCTGCGGGTGTCTTTGCATTTTTTAACGCTTCAAAGTACCATTTAGGCTGTTTTTTAAGTTGTCCTTTATGACTAACGAATTCTATAAACTCGCCTTTACCTACAATATTTGTAGGGACTAGATTAGGTAGCTTAAATAACCAAAGACAAGTACTTTTTTGCGCTTCGTCGCCAAATTGCCACGGCTGTATTATTTGATTAGGTTTTCTTATTCCCGTGCTTATAACTGATATAGGGTTTTCAATAGCTTTATATTTAATTTGCGCATTCATTAATTGACCTACGAACTCGAGTGCTTCTTCTTGGTCTTTGTGTCTTTGTTCGTTTTTACTTCCATCTTTATTGTAAAGCCATCTAGCACCGCTTACAGCTAAAAATGTACAAGGTGGGTGTGCTATCATTAAATCCCAACCCATATCAATTACTTCAAACACGTCTTGTTGGTAATGCCATTCGGGATGACCACCGCTACACGGCAATAAGTCACAGCTAAAGGCTTCATGTCCTAATTTTCTAAACGCTTTTGTTACAGCTTGGCTTTCTTCACAAGCTATTAATACTCTTAATTTTCTCATTAGTCAAATTTTATTGTTTCTTTTATCCAATTTCTAAACTCTATCTGTAAATCTATCTGCTGTTTAAATATTTCTTCGCGGTTTGATTCGTTCGTATTTAAAAGGCGGTTATCTACCTTGCGTATTTCGTCGGCTAATATGTTAGCTTTACGCTTTAAGTCTTGTTTAAAAACGAACTGGTCGTTAAGGTCTTCGATAAAGTCGGCTAGTACGGGTAATACAGCGGACAATGTCACTAGTTTGTGTTGTTTAGTCATAAGTCTAAGTTTTTGTATTTGTTTTCTTTTTCTAAATCGTTAATCTTTTCTTTGAGGTGTCCGTTTATTTGCATGGCGTAATTTATTTCACGTCCTATCATTCGCATTTCTAGTTCTAGATTGTATATAGTCTTTTCTATTTCTGTTAAGTCTAGTTCTACGTCGTGTGCGCCTTGAATAAATGCGGTTGCGTTTGGCTTCTTTGCTTCTAGGTCTTCACGTGTTAAGCGTATCCGTGTTTTAATACTTTGTAGTTTGCTTTTGACTAGTAAAAGCTGTAGTGCTATGTCCATTTTTGATTATTTAAGGCGTTCAACTTTTGTTCTGTCATTGTAATAATTACTTGTTTTGGTTCTTGTGCGCGAAATTTAGTTAAAGGGTCTACGCCGTGAACTTCAAAGCCTATTCCGTTGTTAAATGAACATACTACGGGTTCATCTATTCCCGTGTGCTTACCGCCCGTTTCCATGTCCTTAACTTTTTCGACTTGTACCCACGTTTTAAACTTGTGGTCTGGGTGTTTAATAAGTCTGTGGATTACTATCATGTCGTCACACCTATTTAAGAACGCCTTACCGCCTTCAATATGGTCTTTTAATGGTGCTTTAAGGTGTCCTTTTAGTTCGCCTTCTGCGTATAGGTTGCCAGTACGTCCGCTTTCAGTATTCGGGTGCGTGTTTATGTAGATAGTCATTCCCGTTTCATTAACAAATTGACGCGCGCGGTTCATGAATTCGTAATTACCGCTAAATGACATTTCCCTATCTAGTCCCGTAAATGGGTCAATTAGTCCGACATCTGCGCCACTATCTTTAAACAGCTTTAAAACGTCGTCTGGTTTGTATAGTTTGGAATTATCTATAAACACGAAACTTTGTTCTAAAAATGCAAGGTCGCCAGCTATTTGAGAATGTGATAACTTACTAAAATGTTTACCCCTATACATTTGTATCATGTCCCGTAATATTTGCCCCTTTTGATTTTCGCCAGACCAAATGCAGAAGGTTAAATTGTGCTGTAAAGCTAGCGTTAAAAAGTACCAATTAATCCAGTAAGTTTTTCCGACGTTGTCATGACCTAAAATAATGTTTAATTGTTTAGGTTTAAAGCGTAGGTGTTCGTCAAGGTAGCAGTTAATCCCTAAACCTTGTTTTATTTTTCCGTCTTTTACGTCAAGTAAATATTGTAACGTGTCGCCTTGTTTTAATATCATTGTTATCTGTTTAGGTTAGCTAGTATTGTGTCAGTTTCAGAAACTTTTGTAAGGTTCGCGTATTTGTCTAGCGTTTCGGAACGGCTAAAATATTCTGGCGTGCAATACTGATAGTTATTTTCTTTATGGTATTTATTGTCCTTGCAATTAGTAATAGCGTTTATAATGTCTTCTTTTTTGTAGCCTTCTTTTAATCTAGCTTTATACGACCTTTGTATTTTATCACTTACTATTTTGAAGTTACGACCAAAAGTTTTATTCACAAAGTCAAGCAACGCTTGATAGTCTATATTATATATTACACTATCACTTACACTTACACTTACACTATCACTATCACTATCGGCATTTTTGGTATTATTTCGTATTTCTGGTATGCGGTCGCATTCTTTTGCATTCCATCGCTTCTTTGCGTTTTCACTATTACGAGTTCGTATGTTTTCGTACTTAATCAAATCACGCTTTAAACTTTGTCTGATTGGTTCGAAAGCAATTTCTACTAGTGGATTGTCTGTTACTGGTTCTTTATCGTTTACATATCTTAAAATATGTTTCAAAAGTTGTCCAGCGTCTACGTCTGAAAGTTTTTCTATAGTGTGAATGGTGTCACAATAAAGAAGGAAAGAATTTTTTTCTGTTGCCATTTAACTGCTCTTAAATAAAAAAACCCCTTTGGCGTTCGGAGAGCAGTCCTACTAACTAAAGAGGTTTTGAATAATGTTTTTCTTGCGTCTGCTCACGCGTTACAAATGTAACTATATTAATTCAATAGCTGTATCTGTTTTATATTTATTTTCTACAATCCACCTTTTAACTCGGTTTAATTGGTATACGTTTTGACATTCTAGGATGTCGTCAACCAGTATTCTAGTAGGTTCTTGGTAGTCCGTGTTTTCAAACGCTTCTATTAATTCTCCTACAATAGTTTCATAGTGTTCAGTATTCCACTTCGTCAAGTCTTTATGCGTTTTGATATTGTGAATTATTGAGGCGTGGTGTTGATTGAATACGTCACCAATAAAATATAATGTGTATTTGTGTTCGCGTAGTTTGTTCATTAAAAAACACTTCTTGTAAATCTTTTCTTGTTGCCTACCTTTTTGATTTAATTTGTCACGTTCTACGTAAAATAAAACCTTGTCTAAAATTTCTTGTTGTGTCATATCAGTTTATTTGTTTCGAAGTATTCGCCTACTTCACCAATGTTATTAAATGTAATTACTTCAAATTTCTTTTGTTCGTAGTTGTATTTTACTAGACTTTTTTTCTTAACAGCGCTGTCAAAGTTACATATCTTACATACTCGGTTTTTACCCATGTCAGTCTTTAAGGTGTAGCCTCTTTTGTTATCCGTGTATTCGTTAAGGTCTAACATTCTACGGCATTTAAAACATTGTTTCATACCTTTTCAATTCTAAAATGACCTAACAAACAAAGACCACGCGTTCTTAATTCCTTTTTTTTCCAATTACATAGTGCTTTATTGTCAAACGTCCAGCTGTGAATAACATTCGAACCGCTGTAATATACTAGTTTAAATTTCATAACTTCTGATTAAATTTAATTTCACAAATTCTTTTGTAAAGGTCTTCGTTAAACGTGCCTCTAATGTGTTCGTGCTGGTTCTTCGTCGTCCAAAACTTCACCATTCTTTGTAGTCTAAATACCATAATCCGCCCAATAATTATAATCGTTTTTATCTAAATAGTGTTGACGTTCCAACGCCTCAGTATAAAGCCACAAAGAATTATTTCTAAACTCTTTTACAGCGTCTTGTATGAATTCCGTGTATTCGTCCGTTATTTTAATCGTTCCAGTTTCGTCAGTTGTGCTATGGAAAAACGTACCATGCAAAGGATTGATATTAAAATCTAAATATGTGCCGTTATATTCGTCGTCAAGCCAGTTAAATTCGCATACAACGTTGTAATAGTAGTCGCCTAAAACGTATTCAATTTCCATTTTAAAAGGTGACATTGTATAATCTGTTATTTCGAAGTTCATTTTATTTATGTTTAGTGATTAGTTCGCCATATTTTTCTAGTACGGGACTTTGAACGTGTACTGGTATGTCTTGTATTATTTTGTCCGCTTTAATGTAGTTAGGTCTAGTTGATATAAAAAATATCATAACAGCTAAAAATAAAGCTACTGGCATAAATAAATCTAGTAACTCGTTTTGTTTTTGTGTAGTTTTCATGCTTCTAAAGTTTTTAATAAATTGTTAATAGTTGCCCAACGTGTAACCGCTGAATCTGTAATAGGGTCGTTAGCACCTAACTGCTCTAAACACTTTTGAACTTCGATATACAATTCTTGTTCTTGTGCTTTGATTACTGAAATGATTTCTGAATTTGTCATGTTAGTTAGTTTTTGTATTGTGCGTTACGGATGCGCACCCCCCGTTTTTATTTTAGTTAATTGTTTTTGTGTATTGAATGTTATTTTTTAACAATTCTTTTACTAACATTTGTTCTTGTAAGTTCAACATATGACTTCCGAAATGGTGTTCATATTTAAACAATCCATTTTGAATTAATGTAACATAACCAGTTGAAGTAAAGGTTTCTACGTTAGTGCCTTTAGAAGTTTCGTAAGTGTAAGTAGTCGTTTTCATATCTATTTCGTTTTTGTTTCTACAAAGATATATATTATATTTTCATCTAAACAAACTTTTTAACAATTATTTTTCACTTATTTACAAAATAATCTTGAAAGCCTTGATTTTACTAGGAAAAATTTATACCCGATAAGGTACTAATGTTAATGAAATGGGTTTATTTATACCCGACAAGGTGTAAAATGTAACTTATAAAGCACATTATAATATGTATTTGACCTTTATATGACTAATTATAAATAAAATAATATGAAATATCACATTAAAGTAGGATTTAGCCGTGTATACAATTGCCAATAAATCTAAATAGTGGCAAATGTTTGTCACAAAACAAGGGTAAAAATGTTACATTCTTGTAACAAAATAAGGGTAAAATTTATGCAGATAATCGGAATTAAACCGATTAACTATATTTTTTATCGCAAATATCTACTAAATATGCGACACAATTATTTACTAAAATTGTTACACGTGATATTTATTAAGGGTATAGCCTTACGAAATATATTTATTAGCCTTATATATGGTATTTATTTAGTATCTTTATAAGGTTAAAAC